GCACCTATTGCCAGCGGTCCTGGTATACCGAGCGATACACGGACCCGCCGATTACGCCAGCCATCTACATCGTGAGCGACCTCGCGGCGACCGAGCCCATAACCGGAAAGAACGAGCCCGATTTCACGGAACATGGCGTATTTGCCATTGGGTCTGATGGCCGGCTGTATCCCGTCGAGTGGTGGCATCAGCAGGCAACATCGGATGTGTGGATCAAGGCACTCCTCGAGCTGGCCAAGAAGTGGAAGCCGCTCGCCTGGTTCGTCGGCAAAGAACCGATTTGGCGAGCCGCCGAGCCCCTATTCAAGCGCATGTGCCTGGAGGAGCGCACATACATGAATGTTCAGGAGGTTGCCAACGTCACCTCAAAGGCGGCCAGGGGGCAGTCGTTTCAGGGGTGGTCAAGTATGGGCCGTGTCGTGTTCCCGCGCGCAGGATGGGCGGAAAGAATTATAGATCAGGTCTGTGAGTTCCCTGCCGGCAAATGGGACGATGCTTTCGACGTGTGTGCAACGATGTGCTTAGTTATTGACAATGCTCACCCAGCCGTTCAGCCCGTAGAGCCGAAGCCAAAACGGGAGCGTGAATGGCAATCGACGACGACGGCAAAGAGCCAGAGCTGGAAAACAAAGTAAAGCCCCCGAAAGGACCGGACGCCGACGAAACGCTCGTCGATTTGCCGCAGCTCATCAAGTGGTACGATGAATTTAGCTGGACTACTGCCGTTGAGCGCGACCTTGCGGAAAAGTGCGAGGATTACCGAGACGGCGCACAGTGGACCCAGGAAGAGCGCGAAGAGCTGGAACGGCGCGGCCAGCCGCCGACCGTAATTAATCGCATTTGGCCAAAGGTCAATACTATCGTTGGCTATGAGATTCGCGGGCGCTCCGTGCCCCGTGCACGACCCCTACCCACTGACGGGTGGGATTCGTCACAAATGCCGTTCGCCGAGGAATCGGCGGACGCGGTATCTGACGCCCTGCGCTCTGTCTGCGACGACGACAACAGCGGCGATCGAGACAACGTCCCCCGCGTGTTTTCGCGCGTGCTGGAGGGGCTTGTCACGACCGGTGCCTCTGGCTGCATGCTCCGGCTCGACTCCAGGCAGGTACAGCGCAGGGATGGTGTTAAGGAGGAATTTCAGCCATATGCCCAGCACATTTCTCGTGACCGGCTGATATGGGACCAACACGCCAGAGAGCTTGACTTCTCCGACGATAAGTTCCGGGGGCTCGGCACATGGTGGGACGTGGCTGACGCGGCCGAGGAATGGCCCGGCTACGTCGATTTGTTTGATGATGCCGCGCTCAATGGCGCATCGCAGGGAACGATCATGGGCGCCAATAAGGACCGCCCACAGAACTGGTACAACTTTGAGCGGCGCCGAGTGCGCATCAACGAAATTTTCTGGCGCGAGCGGGACAACAACGGGATCAAGCAGTGGTGGCACGCGATTTACACCGTTACTGGGTTCCTGCCTGCAAGCAAAGACCAGAAGGAGCCCGGCCCTGAGCTCATGCCCTACCTCGATGAGAACGGCAACACTTGGTGCCCGCTCAAAATGGTGCGCGCATGGGTGACTCGCTACAACTCTAGTTATGGCGTCGTAGCGCAGCTTCTTTCCGTGCAGGATGCAATCAATAAACGCGAGTCCAAGATTTTACATGAGCTGCAGAACGAGGGCGTGATCGCAGAGCGCGAGGCCATCCCGAACATAAACGAGTTCCGCGAAGAGCGCGCCAAGCCCGATGGCATCGCCATTGTGCATCCAGGGTCTATCTCGGGCCAGAAGTTCATGTTGCGGGACAACAACGACAAAGTGCAGGCACAAATCCCGCTGCTTCAGTCAGCCAAAGACGAGATCGACCGTTGCGGCCCCTCACTCCCGGCCATTGCCGGCGAGGGCTCCGGACAGATGTCCGGAGCTGCCATCGCTCGTCGGCAGTCCCTCGGCTCCATCGAGCTCGAACCACTCTTTGACCCGTTCCGCAGGTTCAAGGTCAGCATCTATGAGGGCATCTGGCTACTGATTCGCCAGTATGTGGATTATGAGTGGTGGCGCCAGGTCGAGGACAACGACACCCTGCCCGGATTCAGATTCGTGGCCCTCAATCGTCAATGCACGCGCGCCGCACGAGCCCAAGAGCTCATCGATCACAAAATGAAGCCCGAGGCTGCCTTCCAGTCTCTCGATCTGTCGCCGGCCGAGGTCGCACAAATCATGCAGGACGTGCAGCAACAGATGCAGCAGGTCCAACAGCAGATGACCCAGGGCCAGAATCCGCAACAGTTGCCCCCGCAGGTCCAGCAACAGATGCAACAGCATATGCAGCAGTTGCAGCGCCAGGCCATGATGAATCACCCGCTGATGCAACAGCCGTTTATCGCGAACGAGGTTGGAAAACTCCACATCTCGATCAAACTCGACGAAGTGCCAGACGTGACAATCCAGCAGCAAGAGCAGTTCGAGATCGTGGCGGACATGGCCGGCAAGGGTATCTTCAACCCGCAGATTACGCCCCCGTGGGCGGCCCGAGCCATGATCGAGATGAGCCAGCTTCGCGACAAGCGCAAGTTCCTGAAGGCGTTCGACGCCGCCCAGCAGCAAGACCCGCAGGTCATTCAGGCTAAGCAACTCTCGATGCAGCTCGACCTAGCACAGAAGCGCGCAGATGTGGCAAATACCGGTGCACAGACACAAGAGCGCCTGTCCATCGCCAATCTCGGGCCGGCAAAGATGGCCGGCGAGCATGCCTACGCGATGAGTACCGCCATTGACGCCGGGCGCAAGTCCGTGCCAGAACCTCCGCAAAATTTGCCTGCCATGGCGGCAGGTACGAAAGGGAAAGTTAAATGAAGCGTTTTATTCTTGTCTTGGCCGCCCTGGCGGTCTCTCTGCCGGTGTACGCCGGTAACACGCAGGTCAACCCCTCGACCTACAGGGCGACTGGCGCCACGGGGCATTACTACGGGCGCAGTGATGGCCTATTTCAGGATTCGACCAGCAAGAGCCTGGTGTTGATGAGCAACGCACAGCCGTTCATCGCCGGCAAGGGATTCAACGAAAGCTTCGTTGGAACCAGCTCGCTAGGCTTCAAGTGCCTGCTGCATAGCACCGGCGTAGCGGCCAGCACCGGCCAGGGCGCCTTCAACGGCTGCACCCTCGGCGACGGTTTCTATTTTGGCGAATGGTCTGACACGGCCGGCTCGGCGACCCCGACGCTGGTTACGGGCCATGGCCTGGAAATCAACGCTGGTGCAACCGTCAACTACGGCCTCGAAATCAGCACGGGCTATCTGGGCCTGTCCGGCGCTCCGTTTGTGGTTGGTGTCGATCCTGACTTCCAGACTTGCGCCACGCTCTACATGACCACAGGGGCAGGAATCACGCAAATGCGCGTGGGGTTCCGCGATCCCGAGACGTTCATCACGAGCTATAACACCTACACGGACCAGGCTTCGGTTGTCTATGTCGGCAGTGGGCTCAAGTTTGAGACATCGACCAATGCCGCCAACACGACCGAGACGCTCACTGACACCACCCAAGTCTACACCGATGCCACAACCCACACCGTATGCGTGCAGGTCGTGGGCGGGGTGTCGAAATTCCTCATTGACGGCTCAGTGCCGACCGTGACTCAGGCGGTGACAATGACGGCTGGCCAGGCGCTCATTCCGTACATTTTCACCAAGCAGAGTGCGACGACCTCTGCGCACGTGTACCTGACCAACTGGATTACAGACTACCTGTAGGCCACCATGCCAACATCACTGGAAAACCAAAGGGTTGTCGGGACAGTGACCCCGGCGAAAATCGTGTCCAAGCTGACGGGAGGGCTCGGAGAAACCTCGCTAGGATTTCCGATCCTCCCGCCCGTGGGAGCCGGTTTAGTGCCCGAGCTGGTATCCTGTCACCTCTCCTATCAGTTCTCGGTAGCGGCATATGGGGCAGGCGGGGCTATCCATGTAAACTTGAGCAGCGGCGATCAGCAGTCTGAGTCGGTGGACGCGGCCCAGCTCCTTGGCGGGTCGTCGAACGTCTCGGTTCTACTGCGCCCATTGCCGACGACAAACGGCACCCCAACGAGAGAAAACACGGGGCTAAACCTGGTGGCAGACGCAGCGTTTACGCAGCCAGGAACGGCGGCCGGTTATCTCAAGTACGACCTGCAATACCGAGTTCGTATCCTGTAGTCTTTCCCCCTTGCATTTCGCAAAGCAGCCGTTCATCCCATTGGACTGAAGAGGCCGAAAACTCTCTACGTGCCGCCGACGTTACGGGCGATTTGGGAGACAGAGCCATGGAAGAGGAAATGGAAGCAACAGCAACAGCGGAAACCACACCCGAAACCGTAGATCCCGAGGCCGAGGCGGCAGGGGACGAAGGTGGAGGCGAGGTCGAAGCAGCGGCCGAGCAACCAGAACCGAAAACCAAGGGCAAGACCATCCCATATGAGCGTTTCCAAGCCGAAAACCGAAAGAG